GTGATGTCACCACAGAACATAATCTTAGAGTCTTCACCTACTCTTGTTATTATACTATCTAATTCATGAAAATTCAAGTTACTAAACTCATCTACAATAACAATAGCATTGTCCAGAGTAGTACCCCTAATAAAAGATGTAGACCAGAAGTCAATTGTTTCTTGCGTTCGTAAGTTATCATAAAGCATATTAAATGAATTATCATCTGGCATACCAAACATATACCTCACCATATTCTTGTAAGGTATCTGATATAAGTATGACTTATCTTCATGGTCACCAGGAAGAAATCCAATCTCTCTTGTAGGTACAAGTGACCTTACCATGTATATCTTATCGTAAGGTGACACCTCATCCAATACTTCTTGGAGTGCTAGGTAAAGCATAATGAATGTCTTACCTGTACCAGCAGCACCGTGCAGCAGAAGATTCTTCCCCTTCTTATACTCATCAAACGCAAGTGTTTGATTGTCTGTAAGAGGTTTGATCTCAGTCATGTATGACTTATCAATAGGTTTCTTCCTCTTCATCATCTTCTTAGACATGGGTTGTAGTGGTGCAGTACCATTACCGTTACCGTTAGATTTCTTTCTAGCTCTTGGCATTATGTAAAACGACTCAAGTTTGCAAGTGGATGTGCCTCTTGTACTTTAGACATCACTTCCTTAAATCCATCAGAGGATTTAGGTTTGCCGTAAGTAGCAGAAGTTGCTTGGTTTCCAAAGTATCTTTCCAACTCTGGATGTTCTTCCTTGAACTCATCAAGTTTAGTCATTGACATACGGTGTTCAGTAACCTCACCTGTTTTCGTATTAATAAAATCGTACGTAGGCATTGTTGATAAGTTCTATTGGGTGTGTACATAATCATGGGCCTCAGCAATGATTGGGAACTGCTCTATAAAGATCTCCCTACATGCTTCAGCAATATCCATATGTTCTTTCTGAGTTCCATGTGCAGAACGCAAATCAATATAGTGCATCCATGAACGGATACTACCTGACATATAGATTCTAGTGGGTGTTGCTAATGGAAGAACAAATCTTGCACATTCTTTTGCAACTCCTGCATCTAGTAATGAATTATATAGATTCATTGCATCATCAAAATGATTAGCAATGAGTGCTGAATACTCTTCCTTCTTCTCTTGAGGAATATCATCATTACTATTCTGTCTGTTCTTTAAGTCCTGACTTCTTAATTCAGGTACATCAATCTTACTATCAAGTAGATTGGTGTCAGCATATCTCTGACTGAACTCTTGGAATGTAAATGACCTGTGCCTCAGTATCTGTGCTGCAAGACCTCGTGTAGTCTCAATCTCTAAGCTCATAAATGCTTGCTCAAATATAGACCAATGCTGATGCTTGATACAATACTTAAGTAGTCCAGCTACATTAGGATTCTCCTGGTTCTTAGGGTTAGATACCCTTGCAACATAACCAATAGTCTTCTCTGCATCAGGAGTCACAGAGATCAAACGAACGTTAGTCATAATCTATTTTAATTGGTTCATGATTGAAAAGGATACGAGAGATTAGATATAAACCAAATGCTTTAACATATCCAATCGTTGCTAGTCCAAAAAGACCTGGTAGTAACCAATTCCATAACAACATTAGAAACAATGGTTTAGTAAAAAATGACACCACTTCTGCTCCACGCTGGATATCTTTCTTATCTGCTGGAGACTTAGATTTGTATACACTCATGATTTCTTTGGTTTCTTTGGGGGTTTCGCTTTCGGTTGATTCCATAACTTTGGATTAACTCTTCCAGAAGTTTGCTTAAGAAATTTAAAATCTTTTTTGTACTTATCATAGTACGAATCAAAAACTTCTACTGAACTAGATGACATAGCAATGTCATAAGCAATCCTATCCTCCTTAGTATACTCTACAACGTAAGTATTATAAGGTAGTTTAGTATCTTTTGCAAGCGTGGGGTCACAATCTTCGTGAAGAATGTTCATTATGAACGACTACCCCATTCAATTTGTGGAAATGCTTCTTGTACTACTGCCTTAGTAATACGCTTATACTTCTTATTCAGTTGTCCATCTTTAACTAAACATAATAACTCTGCTTCTTCTGCTGATAAACCCTCCAACAGTTGAACAAACATAGCCTCACGTTTTAAAGACTTCAAACTATCCTGACCACCTTTAACATAGCGATAGAACCCTTTGGATTCTTGCTCTAAGCGTGTGTGATCTGTACCTACAGGTGCATCGTTAGGTGTGTATGGAACATCACCTTCAGGGAGCATAGAGATTACACTCTCATCAAAGTTCCAAATCAATAACATCCTAAGTGCAGAAGAATTGTTCTCCCGAAGGATAATTATCTTCTCTGCTTTTGTTTTTGCATTAGAGACCTTTCGTAAGATCTCACTAAGAAGTAACCTAGAGTTACTATTTTCAAGTCCTTTAGCTACCATAATTAATCATCATCCTCATCGAATTCAGTGTAAAAATCTTTTTCTTTGCGAAGGTAAATTAATTCGTCATGAATTATATTACCGTTGCTGTCTAACATTTCGGGATGTATAACAGCCCTAGCATAAGCAGCGTTTTCAACATAGTCTTCAACGTATCCTTTTGCTAGCCATGATACCGTGACCCCTAAAAGGAATGCACCGATTACCATTAAAACAGTTAATGCGATTTCCATAGAGTCTCCTTGCTACTGGTTTTATTTAGAGAGTTTCTTCCTCCCTGGTTTACGAGATAGTTCATACGTCCAAGCATCACTTAGGATACGATGGAGATAAGTCTTTAACTTTCTTGCTCTAGGTTTACCTAGATGACCGTATGCTTCTCTAAGTTGGCAGTGTTCATTGTCTGAACCTCCTTTAATATATTGTTCTAGATCGTACACTAAGAGAGCTAACTCTTTTGCTGTACTAGAATCAATAAATTCTTTAGCCTGTTTACGAGTTGCCTTCATGTGCTTTAGATAAGTAAGGCAATCAAACAAGTACATTTCTCGTTCAAAAGCAGCATCTATAGCATGTTCAACAAGGTCGTAAAGTTCTTCCATCAAATTAGATTTTTTTCTTGGAGGTATTTAACAGTGTCGGTGCATCCACCGAGTTTGTCTGAGTTTACCAGTACTTGCGGAAAAGTGCAACCCCTTCCAAATTCTCTTTGGAATGCTTCACGTGTATAATGCACTCCTAGCTTGTATTCTCGATAAGGAATTGATTTCCCATCTAATACCTGTTTAATCTTTGAGCAGTAAGGACAATCATCCTTGGTATACACTGCGAAGTTTCTCATAGTTTCCTCTACAATAAAAAAGGGGAGCTATGCTCCCCTAGTTGTTTAGTTATTTAGTTCAACTTAGAATGTGAACTTAACGCCTGCTTTAGCACCGTAGTTACGGATTGTATCGCCAGAAGCATCTTCTCCAGCAGTAGCACCAGAAAGCTCAGCGTATACTCCTGTAGAGTCAGATACGTTGAAAGAAGCACCGATCTTTGCAGAGATTTCTGTCTCTGTATCGTCAGCAGTTTCTGTATGAACTAGTGAAGGACCACCTTGTACATAGTAAGCGATTCCACCTTCAGCACCAGTTGTACCCTCGTATCCAAGATGTACATCTGTAGTAGCAGAAGAATAGTCTCCATCAGGATAAGAAAGATTGCTTTCTACATTCACGTAAGGACCAGCAAAAGCTGCACCAGCGAGAAGGAATGGAGATGCTGCAACAGCAGCGATTGTTGATTTAATAGTCATGATTGTTTTAAGTGTCTCGCAAGGGAAAAACCCTGCGGATGATAAGATCCCCGACATGGGATCTGTTTAACATCTACACAGGGTTACGATTCTTTCGAGTCCTTTGTATTAGTTTTATTTATAATAACATATCTTTACATCCCTGTCAAGACTTCCGAACCTTTTTCATAAGTTCTTCGTGTCTCTTCCTAGATTCTACCAAGCGTTGAGCAGTTGTCAACCTATCTTGATAGAAATCTCTCATGTGTGATGGTATGCTGACAACATCAGATGGATCTACTATAGATTCAAACTCTAGGTCAGTATCACCAACAACTTCTCTTAGTTCTTGTGTAAGATTTTCTTTATTAATTTTTGGTAGTTCCATTATGATACCTTACTACCATATGTTCCTGCTTCAGTCGAATCAGGATTGTTTTTTAAGTAATCGGTATATCTAAAACCCGATCCTGGTGGGTAAACGTATTGTCCATTCTCATCAAACCTACCCGAAGTGTCTGCTATCCTAGACTCCTTTGATGGGTATGTAGGGTAAGGTCTCTTCCCTTCCCTCATCTCTCTACCCTTTCTCTTTCTCTCCTCATTACCAGATTCTCTATCACCTTTCTCAGGCCAAGAAGAACCTAGTATCTCCTTAATCATTTCTTTTGTGTATCCAGTATCGGGTTCCATGTGTGTTGCTAGAATGTGTTGTCTTCTAAGATATTCGTATTGATTGTCCATTACATTAAGTTGTTACCACATACATCAAGGTTAGCACTCAATCCACCACGAGCAGTGTGTAATAATAACTCACCGTGAGTAGGATGATTAGCAGCTACAGAGATTGCATTATTGAGACCAGCAAGATCCCAACTGTTAAACTTAAAGGAATTAATCCAATAGTCAAACCCACCTGCCTCTGGTCTCCTACTTATGATTGTACCATAAGACGTGACAAGTTGATCGTATACCTGTTGATATGTATACCCAGTTTTAACAGTCCTAGAACCCCATCCAGGTACCAATCCTGTTACAAATCTGTAAGGATCTCTTATGGTTGTACCATCATTAAATGCTAAGTACCCCTGAGTCCACTCTCCATATCCAGCATCAGTTATACCTGTACTTGTACAACAAGGTCCACTAAACTTCCAACCAGATGCATCTCTAGTAGTCCACTTCAATCCACTATCAGCAGGTTGTTCTATGTCTAAAGAACTAACTACAATGTTTTCCATCTGAGAACGTAAGGTAAATGCAATACCACCTGGATTCCCTGCCCATGTATTATCTGCCTGACTTGTATTAGTTAAAGTAACCCCAATACTATGTGGACCTGGTGATACATCAGTAATAGTAATCTCTGTGCTAGTACTATTAGAACTAACTGTTCCTTTAGAAACACCATCCCAAGTAATGTCAGCAGTACTATCTGCCTGTACTTCTAGTACATAATATCCAGTATGTAATGGAGTTACATTCCAAGTAGCAGTATGAGCAGTACCTGTTAGAGAATTAATGTTAGATGGATACACTGCGTACTCATTCATAAAGTCTGACCAGTCGTGATGAGGTCCAGCCTTTACCCAACCAATACTATTACTACTACCACACACCCCACCAAAACACATCTTTATAAACCAACCACCTGGATTTGAATCCCAATTATCTCCTGTACCATTAGTGGTAGTAGCAGTAAGTTTTAAAGTACCAACAGGTAACGTTGTTGTACCTGTAACTGGTGTAGTGATACTAGATGCAGTAAGAAAAGCAGTCTCACTATCATTTAAAAATATAGATCCACCAGCATCAGAACCAAATGTAAATCCATATGTACCTGCTTCTAGTATCTCAATTTGATATGTAACTGTCTGCAATTCACCAGGAAGAGTACACTGTTCTGGATTAACCCACACACCATACTTCTGTGCATCACCTGACCATGCATCAACTGCATATGTTATTGGATTTGACTTTGCTTCTTTTGTTTTATCAACTGTAGTACCATCCTCCTTATAACAAGTGATGGGTTTAATATTAACATCAGAATAATATGGTGTGCAACTATCACTAGTTAAGGTTGGGACAACAAAGTTGTCACTCTCTCCTAGATCTTCATCAGGTCCACCATCACCATCAGTAGTATTTCCTAGATATACATTCTCACAATCATAATATGTACCATCATCTCTAACCTTACACTTAGTTCCTATAAGAATAGCAGGTAAATCATCGTAAATATCTCCAGTAGGATCCCAAAACCCACCATCAGGTACAGGATGTATCCACCCATCTTCATCTGGCCACTTATCTATTTCTACTTCTTCCTTTTCAGGTAAGGCACGACGAGATCTCGATGCGATATCACTATCAGATACTAACGCATCACACACTGGTCCAAAAATACTACCTTCAGGATAATAGTAACTCATATATCCTTTTTAAATATTTAGTTCGTTCGTTGCATTGGCCAACGTGCTTGCACAGTATTCTTAGACTTAATCAATGTACTAGCAGTTGATTTATCGGAAGGTAATATCTGTTTTATATTAGCACTATTGACAAATGTTCTTACAGAATACCTATCTCCAGTACCATAGGTAGTCTGTGCATGCCAAATTTCAGCAGGAAATAGAACCATTCTATTAGCCTTCTGTTGTATCCTAATAGTCTCATTAAACTTAGCACGATGTTCTATAATAAGTTCTTCTAATCTTGGATTAGATACTCCTGTCCTATGATATTCTTTAGTTGCTTCAAGATACTCTGGAGGAACAGTAGAACCAGTCATGTATGTAGATTTAAAATCCTTTTTCTTTTCATAGAAAGATGTACCAACATTACCTTCAGGTGCATCATTCAAATATATTATAGCAGTACCAAGCTGTCCTACATTATTATCTGCATGTATCAATCCATTATTTAATAGGTGTCCTCTATCTGAATGAGGAGTAATCTTTTGAAAATCTTGTACTACATGCCATTCTATCTCATGGTCTCTAGGATCCCAGAAAGGAGAAAAGACTTGTTGACAAACATACTTAGCAAGGTCTATATCTATCTCAGCAATTGTTTTCTTACTTGCCACACCAGGATAGTTTGTTCCAGCAGGTTCTTGATACTCTAAACTCTTTGCTAGTTTCAATACCTCTTCAGGATTAGCAAAGATGCCATCAATAATAGTAAGAGGAAAGTAAAGTGGTCTAGTCATCTCTGCAATCTCTCCCAAATACCTCTGGCATGTGCGTTATGTTCAATCAATTTCTGAGCCCATATTCTATCTTCAAGAGTAACCTCTCTATCAAGCCGTGTCTTACATGCAATGATTGATAACCTCAATCTATGATCTTTACTTAGGGGCATAACTGATTGATAACCAATGGTAACAAACGATACTCTGCTCTTTGAATACGATGAGTCAAAGTTTCAACAGTATCATCCTTACATATAGGAACTCTTGACTGATCTATTATATCACCACCGTCAAGCTCCTCATTAACATAGTGAACAGTACATCCTGTTTCTGTATCACCTGATTCTAATGCTTGTTCTACTGCATGTAGTCCCTTATACTTAGGTAACAATGATGGGTGTACATTTATAATCTTATTAGGAAATGCTTCAATGAATTCTGGTGGTAACACTCTCATGTATCCTGCCAATACAATCAAGTCTACATCCCATGCATTAAACATGGCAATCATTTTATCAGTATCTTTATGTGGAATTCTTACGTGAGGTATGCCAAACTTTGCTGCTCTTTCTACAGCACCACATTTCTTAGTGTTGTGTACCATCACAACAACTTCATGTTTCTGTTGAGGGTAACGCATTATGTTCTCGAAGTTGGTTCCGTTACCAGAACACATAACACCTAATCTCATTGTAGATACTCCACTATTTTAAGGATGCCATAGGCAGTGAATACTTGGGGGATAATAAATGCTACCATTGCTATTATCCAAAAGACGTAGTAATAGTTTTCTTTATTCTGTGTTCTCATAGTACAGGGTACTCCTCATTGCGTACAAATTCAGTTTTCTTAGTCTTAAAGTCTTCTGCTAATCTCATAACTTGTTTCTTATCAAGTCCAGCAAGATTGATACAGTTCTCTAAA